GTACAACCGTATGTGGGATCTTGTAATTGAAGCGGCAGAGCAGGTTACAAAGTACAGTGATGACTGGTACGTTGAAAGAGCTGCGGTGTGCCGTTGGGCAAGCGAGGCAAATCGCGCACTTGGTAAGATTGATGAAGCGCATCGTTGGGTTGATAAGGCAATTGAAATTGATCCTTGTGGAGAAAATTATTTTGAAAAGGTAAGATGTTACTACGCACAATCTGACTGGGGCGGCATGTGGGAAACATGTAAGAAGGTCGCAGAGTGCTCGCCAACAAAGCACTACCTATCAAGTGAGTCCTTGTGGAGTTGGCAACTTGATGACATGCGTGCACTTTCAGCACACTATCTTGGAGATAAGCGAAAGGCAATTAAGTACGGGCAGATGGCGTATGACAACAACCCGACTGATCAGCGTCTTAAGAATAACATGGAGTGGTATCAAAAAGGAATTGAAGAGCAGGTAAAGGTAAACTCAGGTGGCGAGTAAGGTATTCATCGCGATACTGGCAAAGCAAAAGGAAAAGGTACTACCTCTTTTTCTGCGCTCGCTCGAGGAGCTTGACTACCCTAAGTCAGATATTACACTTTACGTAAGAACGAACAACAACACTGATAGAACTCGTGATATTCTTGAAACATGGATAGATCAAAATAAGGAAAAATATCGAGACGTTATATATGATGGAAATGATATTGAGCAAAACGTTGAAAAATACAAGGTACATGAGTGGAACGGAGAAAGATTCCGTGCGCTCGCAAAGATACGTCAGGCAAGTATAGAGGAATGTCTAAGGACGGACTGCGAGTATTATCTTGTAATAGACGTAGATAACTTTATCTTTCCTGAAACTCTAAACGATCTTATCGAGGCAAATAAACCGATAGTTGCGCCGATGCTTCGCTACGCGGTTGCAAACGACGAGTTTCCAGACACGCCTGAGGATAAAGAGCGAGTTGGAGAGCACAGGTGTCGCTACTACTCAAACTATCACTACATGGTTGATGACTACGGATCAATAATAAATGAACCTGTGTATTATCAACTTTTACACCGCGTTGATGGATACCGTGGAATCTGGGACGTTGATTGTGTGCACTGTACCTATCTTATAAAGCGCGAGTACCTTAATAAGCTTACGTACCTTGAGGACTCAGACCGATGGGAGTATATGGTTTTCTCAGCGTCCGCACGCAAGGCAAGGGTAGACCAGTATCTTGACAACAGAAAAATATATGGAATACTTACCTTAACAGAAAATGAAAAGATATGCGAGTATCTTTACGATCTGCTAAAGGAACCTTCTACGCGTGACGAGCTGTATCAAAGACATAATCCGCAGGACCTTTTTTATGATCCTAAAAAATATACAGTTCTAGCTGACTAAGCTTACACTGCTTTTTGTTCTTGCGCTTTCTAACACTGCCTCACATACCTGCAAAACAGTTATGCCAGACTCGATCGTTGCAACGTTACTTGATATTCCTAAAACATAGTCACGAAATGCCTCATGCTCGCTTACAAGAGGTTCTTTTTTATCTAGCTTATAGTAGGTTATATCTCCGTCTACAACTCCCTTAAATCCGCCTGAGCTATACAGCGCGTTCGGATAAAACGCAAGTTTAACGTTCAACGTGTCTGCAATCAAGCATCCTTTTTCCCCAAGTATGCGAGTTTCACGGATCTTGTTAGGGCTTAACCAGTCAATGATGTGATTTGTCACAACACCGCCTTCCAGCATTGCGGTTATTGAGACGATGTCCTCGTGCTTTTTACCAGAGTGATAGCCTGCTAGTGCAAATACATTTTCATATCTTCGACTAGTTATCCATGAGGTAAGATCAATATCATGCGTCGCGAGATCCTTTACAACACCGACGTCAGCTATACGTGTTGGATGCCAACCTTGCCTTCTTGTAAATACCTCATATATCTTTCCGATAAGACCTGCCTGTATAAGCTCACGTGCCTTTACAAGCGCTGGGTTATATCTTTCAATCTGGCCAACAGCTCCAACAAGATGTGAGTTTATAAGCGCGTCATGTATCTTAGCCGCTGACTTAGACGAATGTGACACAGGTTTTTCAATAAGCACGTTTGAAGCCATGTCAATAAGCTCAAGCGCAACCTCCTCGTGTTTTACAGTAGGAACCGCGATTACACAGTAGTCAAGATTTTTAGGAATAAGCTGCGATATTGAGTTGACCATAAGGTCTGGCTTAATCATGCCTGTAGTGTCGCCTAGAGGGTCATACACACCCACAAGGTCGATACCAGGTAGGTTTCCTAGGATACGTGCGTGGTTACGTCCCATGGCACCAAGACCAACAAGACCAACCTGTAAGTTTGCTGGCACTAGCTTCCTGCCTGCGCTATCTTGTTTACCGCAACTACTATCCTATGAATATCACGCATCTTAAGTTTAGGGTGAACAGGAAGAGACAGTACCTCGCGACATGCCTTATCTGTCTCAACTAGTTTTTCCTTCCTGTTATACGAAGGTAGCTTGTGTATTGGCGTTGGATAATAAACACCTGAGCCAATGCCAAGTTTTTCAAGCTCAGATGCAAACCGATCTCTATCATGGCCAACTACCCTAATCGTGTATTGGTGGTATACGTGCTTGTATCCTTTTATCTCCTTTGGAACTATAACTCCATTAAGATTTTCATTTAGGAAGCGCGCGTTTTCAATACGGTAGTTGTTGTACTTTTGTAGCTTCTTAAGTTGAGTTCTTCCAATTGCTGCATGAATGTCCGTCATGCGGTTATTTAATCCAACAACCTCATTTTGGTAGCGTTTTTCCATTCCTTGATTTCGTAACATGCGACAAGTACGTTCAATTCCTTCGTCGTACACCGTAATCATTCCACCCTCACCGGACGTCATGTTCTTAGTTGGGTAAAATGAAAACGCGGCTGCGTCTCCAAACGTGCCAACTAGGTTCTTATTTATTGATGCACCGTGCGCCTGGGCTGCGTCCTCAAAAAGAAGAATATCATACTTATTTACAACCGCGATTAGTTCATCCATATTTGCAGGCATGCCATACAGGTGAACTGCCATTACACCGCGTGTCTTACTTGTTACAGCCGCGTCAACTGCCTTAGGATCTATGCAATAGGTTTCTGGATCAATATCAACAAATACAGGCTTTGCACCTGTAAGCGCAACCGCGTTTGCAGTTGCGGCAAAGCTAAATGACGGAACTATTACCTCGTCGCCTTTACCTATGCCGTATGCAAGAAGCATTATGTGAAGAGCAGATGTTCCGGAGTTTACGGCAATACATCTAAAGCTTGAGACAACACGCTCTGAAAACTCGTTTTCAAACGCTAAAACCTGCGGACCTTGCGCAAGTCCTCCAGACCTTAACACCTTATCTACGGCCTTGCGTTCCTTACGGCCAATGTCTGGGCTTGCGACGTTGATCATTTTCTTACTCATATTCATACCTTACTTTTGCAGTTATCTTCTTTACAAGTCTTCCATCATAACCTACGTATCCAACAGGACGCGCAGGAGATCCAACTACAAGAACAAAGCTAGGAACATCAGTTGTTACAACTGATCCAGCAGCTGCTATAGCCCAACGTCCAACTAGTAATGGAGCAACACAAACCGCACCTGCGCCAATTGACGCGCCATCAAAGATCTCAACGCCGACAGGATCCCAATCACTTGCATCCTTTTGACTTCCATCTGTATTTTTAGCTCTCGGATATTTATCATTTGTAAGAATAACTCCTGGGCCAATAAAAACTCCGTCATGAAGTTTTGCAGGTTCATAGATCATGGCATTATTTTGTATTTTGCAGTTATCACCAATTTCAACTCCAGGACCAATGTAGACATTCTTTCCAATAATGACGTTCTTGCCTATGTGTGCATTCTCACGTATCTGCGCGTTGTGCCATACCTTAACGCCATCTTCTAAAATAGCTTTTGGATGAACAAACGCTGAAGGCTCTATGTGAACTGTCATTACTTGTCCTTTTTCTTCTTTTTAGATCTTTTCTTACGTGGTTTTGAAAGTTTTTCACTTCTTTGAGCATGATACGCATCAACTGCGTTTGCGCTAGTTCGCGAGCGCCAGGTAAACTCACAGGCGTCACACTGAACAAGTTTCATCGTGTTCCAGCGTCCTCCGCCTGGTACGTCTACTACTAGTGTGCGTAATTTATTCGGACGTGCGTTGCAATATGGGCATTGAGGAAATCTTTGTCGTCTTGATTCCTGACCGTTCCATGACACGGAAAGAGTGCGACGAATTTCTCCTTCGTCTTTTCCTCCCCAGATTCCCCAGATCTGTCTGTGTTCAAGTGCCCACTTTAGACATTCTTTTCTAACAGGACATAAAAAGCAAAGATTCTTTGCTTGATATTTTTCCGCTGGTTGAGTTGAAAAGAAGTAATCACGAACCTTTTCATTTTCTGGTCTTGCGCACATGGCATCTTTTTGCCACTCTAAACTTTTTGGAGTTACACTCATAGTGCAAGTACCTCAACCCAGGTTATCGGAATAACTAAGTCTACACAGTCTCCGTACGGAGTTTCACCTTCTTCATCACATACTGATAGATCTATATCTCCGTCTATCTCTCCAGCATATCCGTAGGTTATCTTTGCACTTTCTAAAGACTGAAATCCATTTCCAAGTGATACTGATATTCCATCGCGCTGTAAGGCAGATGCAAGAGCTCTTCTTATAATTTCATTTTCAAGATCTACATGCTCATCGGTAAAAAAGACTATTCCTTCATCTATCTGTGGATCAAACCCATCTCCGGTCCACTCTTTCCATAAAAGTTCGCCTACGCGCGAGTCCTTCACGATGTTCCTGTCCTGGGGAGACGGATAAATCGTATATCGAGTGGAGTATTCTCGCGTTAAGAATCACCGATTATTTTTACACGTAAGATTACCCTGGACCTGGTGTATTAGGGTCTTAGAGAGGCACTGAGCGACTGCTAAGCGGCGTTATATGTGCCTAAATAAAGATTGCCGTTGGTATCTGGCCATAGGTATTGATAATACTCAGGACGGTAGCCTTTATCCTCAGGCCAGCCAAACTGCGAGTACCAGGAGTAGTCCTTGCGTAGCAAAGCTACCCTGTGGGTAGATGCAAGTTGCTCAAATGTTTTACGGTCTTCCATCCACGTTGGCATGGTTAACTTATCCTGTATACGTCCAAGCTCAAGGGCCTTGTCGTACGTCGAGAATATCTTTGGAAGCATGGTTGAGTTAAAGCCACGACCGCGCCACTCGTAGTACGTGGCAGCAAGATAAGACACAAGCAGTTTTTCATGACCACGCCACATAATTGCAACAGGGTGGTTTACCCAGCCTTTTGGATCACGGTGTTCACCCGCGGGGTTTAACTTGGTAAGCGCAAGCAGTACCTGCCAGCCTTCAAGGGTTTGTTTATGTAGACGCTTGTTGTCGAGCTCGCGAGCAATGCGCTCGAACGAGTCAGTGTGAGGTAAAAACGTTTGCATGGTCGTCCTTTGTCATTATAGGTTTATTATATCAGGAACCTTGGTCGTAATCCTCCTGGGTCCCTGGGTCATCAAATTCCTCTATTTCATCCATTGACACGTATATACCGACAACCGTTACCCTTCCACAGGTAAAACATTCATTTACAGACCCTGGAGAAAGCTGAATTGGAACTTGAACACTTACCAGGCGCGTGAGTATGTTTCCGCGCTCATCAACGCTATCTGGCTCCCATATCGAGTTTTCATCTATCCAGCATTTTTCACATAGTGGAACAAGATCATCCTCAATCCCGCGTATCGTCATGAATACATCTTCTTTGCCGCTTGTCGAGAGAAACCTTTATCACCATCAATTAAGTATTCACGATCTCCTATTTTTTGTGCTATTCCATCTGGAGCATTTCCCTCAAGCGAGTCCTTAAGCGCAGACGCTAACCATGATGCTGCCTGTACTGGGACTGCCTTACCCCAAGTTGCAGAAAGAGAAGAATATCCTTTAGATGACTCAATTTCCCAGTCATCAGGAAGTCCCTGCATACGTGCGCACTCACGATGAGTAATAAGTCTTGGTTCAGTCGGGTGAATCACGTGGTCAAGCGCAGAGCCTGTTAGCACGTTGCACCAGTGATCTTCTTTCCAGCGATATGGTTGGCTAAATCCTAGCTTAAACTTCTTTCTTTTTACCCTTGGCGCTATGTCCTTCCAAGCTTGCGGAAACTTGTTTCCATTCATCTTAACCGCTAGCTTTATTGCACCGCCAAGATCTCCGTTTCCTGGCCACCTGTCATTTCCAATGATGTCAAATACTTCCTGTATACGTTGGGTGTTTATCGAATCTCTTCCAATATGTCCATCAACTTTTCCGGTTTTTGAGCGCAGTTTAGAAACATACTTTGACGGGCTTGGAGAAGTGTATTCTTGCTTACTCCAGTTTTGCGGCATATTGGCAAGATCTCCAATTATGTCCATTATTCTTGGAAGTTTTGTATGTTCAGGAGTGTATGCGTCAAACTTAATACCTTTTCTTACAGCAACCCAAAAGTATCTTGGCCTATACGAAAATCCACCGATCTGTAGGTTGTTATGCTTTACATGATAAAGATCATACTTCTTACCCGACACGTCCTCAACCATGTCGCGGTACTTAAGCATTACATCCCTTCCTTGTGTGTACGCCTGCTGCACACACTCAAAGACAATAGCCTTTGGCTTTACTCTTCCTGCGTATCTCATGAATGCCCTGGTATGTTCATGTGCCTTTGCGTCAAGTCCACGGTTATTTGGACCAGACCAAACAGACCAACCAGAGCAAGGAGGACAACCTAGAACTATGTCTGTTTTCTTAAGTTCCCATTCATCTGGGTTATCAGAAAAATCAGCTATCCAGTTGTTTCCTAAAAACTTTCTGTTGTTCTCGACTATAAAGTTTCCAAAGTCAAGAGTCCCAGTGCGATGAATCATCTCAATTTCATTTTGCACAAAACCAAGACTCATGAACCCGGCAAGTCCGTTGCAGTCCACGAACGTCATCTGTGACACTTTTTAGTCCTTCCGTAAATGTTCTACGGATGGACTGTATACCGACCTCCGTAACGTGACCTTAATAAATCACGCTGTTGGCGTAGATTTTTCAGACTGTATTCTTCCAACCTCATATCCACATCCGGCGTATCCAGCAATATCTACCCAGGTGTCTGGTTGGAATCCAGCCTTGTTTGCATAGCGTGCAACCTTCAGCCCTATCATCAACATTGCAACGTCTTCCTGTGTGATATGTATACCAAGAATAGTAGACCAAATTTTTGATATGCGTTCAAAATTTTCCTCAGGTCCACCATATTTTTCATCTCGATCGCCTGCGATAATTCTTGCAGCTTCACGTAGCGCATCTACTCGGTACGTAACTTTTTCTTCACTCATGCTAATCTCCCAACTTAGTTCTTATCGTGACATACACCATATAGGTTAGGTCACCTTCTTTAGCCTGCGTCATTCGTATTTCAGTTCCTGAAGGTAGTTCAGCATCAGGATTGTTAGTTAGTCTTTTCCATTCAGCGCAAACCTTTTCCTTCATATCATTGGTGTTATCCGCTGACAAAAAGAACTCAATAGATGATCTCATTGTATTCTTTTCTGCAGTTGATACGGTGCGTAGTGAGTTCCATCGAGCAAAGGCTCCTTGTTATCGTTTGACTTAAATATAACGTCACCGTAGCGAACACCAACAACACGGCCGCGTCTTCCGTTATGTATCGTACCTGTCTTTCCGTCATATGCGTCTGACTTGACACGTACCTCATCACCTACGTTTATTGAACCTGGCTGCGCGTCTATCCACTTTTCCTCTGGCGGCTCTGGAATTATTGAATGTGTAAGCGCTAGTTGTGGGAAGTACTGCATTATCTCTTTTGCCTGTGGGTCAGAGATATTTAGTGTTTCCCATGTTTTTAGTAACTTTATTATGGCGTTACCAACTCCTACCTTTACGCGTGCTCCCTGCATTTGCGCGCGTATCCAGTCATAATCTACTTCAGGCATTTCCGTCTACCTCCTTTGGAAGACATTTTGCACACATATCTGGTGATGCGCCACGACCAACATCGTCAATTGCACGGGCGCAAAGAGTGCACTTGACTCCTATATCCTTTACCTTGTATCCTTCGAGTTGGCGTTTCTTATTTCTTTCCATTTTTTCAAGGTAAAGTTTATCAAGCACGTCGTCTGTTCCACCAGCTGCAACGATTATGTTTGCAACAAAGTGTAGAACGTCGACTGCCTCCTTTAGTATTTCCTCGTGGTCTGCGTATGGTTTATCATGTTGCCATGGCTTCCATGATATTGCCTGACGCATTTCAGCAAGTTCATCGTCAATTGCAAGCATGTTCCAGCGCATATACTCTACAAGACGCCGTATGTTTGCTTCCTTATCGCCGCTCATCTCTTCAAAGTTAATGAAGTAGACCTTAGACTGAAGGTCCTTTGTGCGAGATATCCAGTTATTAAACAGTATTCCCATATTTATCCTTTCACCGCATAGAGATCTAACGCGTCAAACATGGATACTGCCGCGTCTCGACGTGATGGTACTGCCTTTATGTATTCATCTCTTTGCGCATGCGCAAGATCTACACGTGCGTCAAGAGAAAGCGTTTCTATATGTGATGCAAGATAAGCCCATGATTCTCCAATAGCTTGACTTTCTCGCCAGTCAGTAGCTACAGGTGTTGACGCGTTTAGCGACTGCAGTAGACGGTAACTCCACCATGTACCTCCTGTTTGATATGGACTAATTAAGGAACCTATACCAGACGCTATCTGTGTAAAAACATCTTCATCATTCCAACCTTTATGCCACTTCATCGGTATTGACTGATATGCAAGCATTCCTGTAGTTTCCTTAGTCCAGCTTGTGTTGTAGTTTTCAACTACCCACTTATCACGCTTTTCAATCTCAAATGTATCCTGTGGAGTTATTAGATATGAATCTAAGTTTATTGGACGTAGGGACTCAGTTGCTCCAGTCGGAAGCTGTGAAATTATCTTTCCTGTTCCAGACCAAGGAAGAGAAGGATAGAGAGTAACTGGCCATGTTTCATAAAGTAGATCGTTTATTACGTCGGTAAGATTTTGCGCCATTCCAGGAACTACCGCATATGAATATCCCTTGCGGTACGAATAAAATGGTTTTACTAAGTTATCCGGTGTCTTACTTACCGCGCGTAGACTTGCGGTTATGCGCGTTGGCTCTGGTGCATCTATAAATAACTTTAGCTTGTCTGATCCTTTTAACAAATCAAGTAGATTTAACGCGCCGTAGGCTCTGTTTGCACTTAAACTTGTTACAGGGCTAAGTCCTACAAGAACTAAATCGTATTCTTCTATATCATTTATGTTCCATGATATTTCTGGATCACACTGAACTACCTCGTGACCGTTAGCCGTTAGAACTTGCTTAATAACACCTGCAAATGATAACGATCTTTTGTTTGCCTCAGAAGATGCGTGAGGCGCACTCATTCCTGTGATAAGTATTTTACTCATGCGCGGGTACCGTCAGCATTTCTTTTTAGTCCTTTGTCTTCCTTTATGGCTCTTTCAATAATACGGTTGCAGTGATCTACAAATGTGTCATATGAAGGTATGTATGGTTTTAACGCTGCGCGTTGAGCTTCAACTGCATTTACTAACTCGGTATCTGACATCTTCTCAACGTCGGCTATGGTTAACTTATACGCGTCACCAAGTGGATCACCTTCACCTTTGTCAGTTACAAGAATTGACCCAACATGTGCTGCATATAGGAAGCGCGAACGCCACCAACCTGAACCTGCGTGTGGATACGGAGGAGAAAGAATTCCCCAGTGCCTATTGTAAAATTCAAGAACATCTTTTTCAGTATCAAATCTTTGACCGCCTAGTTTACGTATAAGCTTACGGCTGCCAACAATCTCAACTGGCCACGTTAGATTTTTCTTTTCCAACCATGTATCGTGTGGCATTAAGGCGCCAAGAACCCACGCACGTGTTTTTAGTGATGGATTTAGAGGAGTTACTGGACTTAGAGTTGGAACTATAGTTGACGTTGGATCTAATGCCTCGATCGGACTAAGTGCGTCTGGCATACGCTTACGAACAATTGATCTGTCACCAAATGCGTACATTGGACAAACTGGAACCATGCCAGCACTCCAGCGATCCTCTAAAAGATCACGTGCGGCCTCTACAAGTTGCTTTTCATAAGGCTTAACCGTTTCATCGTTATCCATCATGTAGTAACGCTCGATGTAGCACTTTTTGGCTGCGTCTGGATTTATAGCACGCACACGTTCAAGTGCAGCCTCAACGTCGGCGCGACTAAAGTACGTTGCGCCTTCGTCACCGCGATGTTCTGTTCCAACAAGCAAATGCTTGTATAGCATTGCAGGCTTACGTATTAAAGCACGAGCGCCATTAAAGACTGTGTTAAACTGCCAGTCGTCAAAAAATCCTACACAAGGTATTCCAGATGAGAGAGCGTATAACGCACCCATGGCACCTTGTCGTCCGTTTAACGAGTTTAGAGGCGCAAGGTTAATCCACAGTACATCATAACTTGATAAATCTTCTCCTGGAGTTATTTTTCTCCAGTCAACATCATGACCTGATTCACGTAGTGCCTGCGCAATAGATGCAGGCACGTCAATCTTTTGGATTGTACGTTTATCAGTATTTATCTGTAAGGCCGTAAAGCCAGACATCAATACCTTCATACCTTTACTCCTCTCGTGCTAAGTATGTTCAGCACGTCACCTACGCATATTACACGTAGGTGACGACTAAACGCACTTAGAACGGAGACGCTGGAGGCGCTGCCGGTGCAGCTGCGGCAGCCGCTGCAACTGGTGCAGGTGCTGGAGCAGGTGCAGGTGCTGGTGCCGGTGCAGGCGCTGCGGCTGCTGCCGCTGCGGCTGCTGCTGGAGCAGCGTAGTACATCTTGATTTCGTTCTTCTTATTTCCCTGCCAGGTACGTGATCCTACCTGTGCACGGAATGAACGTCCTTTTAACGCAGCTTCAATTTGTGCGTTTGAAGGATTAGATCCAAAGAACTCGCGGCCAAGACCAAGAGCTCCCATCTTACGGAAGAACATACCAAGCGCTGCAGAGTTATCTGGTGTTACAACTAAGTTGTCCCAGATTAGTCTCTTTGCGTGAGCGCCAGTTGTTACCTGTGCCTTAACGGCAAACATGGTCTTGCCTGATTGCGAGACCTTTGCAGTTGCTTCCAGGACAACGAGATCATAGTCGCCGTCTGGTAGCGGTTCATAACTTGCTGATTCGCCTGCGTCTTTTACGAGGTCGCCCCAGTTTAGTGTACTCACTTATTACCTTCCTTTATTGTTTAGGTGTTGTTTTTGGACCGAACACAATGTCAAGCATGCGCTCAACACTGAGATTCTGTTGCTCAACGATTGCGCCAAGACGACCTTGCACGCGTTCGCCAGCTTCATATTCATTTGTACGTTCTACGTACATGCGCCGCACTTTATAAGGTGGTTGCAGTGGATCTGGATTTGGTACAGATTCAACTGTCAACGCTCCAAGAATATCGTAGAAATACGGTGCTTGGATTGCAAGCTGTCCTTGTAAATATGGACGCGCACGTCCATCACTAGAACGAGCCATAGCAGTCAATACGACAGCCTCAAGAGGATTTGTCGGATGCATAGTTAAATCACGTAGGTCACGTAGAAGAGCGCCCATGTGACGAAGTAACTCGCCCCATTGTTGCATCTTCATCTGTTCGTTTCCTGCGATTGAGTCCATGCATTTGACCTGTAGTTCAGAGATTGAGTCAATAATCAAACTCTTGAACTGATGTTTTCCTAGTTGTAGCCATTGATATGTCTTGAGAACGGTATCGTAGTCACGGACGGTGACAACACATGTATCCCATGTTCCATCTGCAACAGGAGGTTCCTCGCGCAGTGGATCCCAGTATTTGACGACTATAGGTAGGAATCTGTGCCCACCTTCGACGTCAAGCATTAGACGGGGATACGGTGCTGTGACAGCAAAGGTTGATTTTCCAACCTTAGACTCTCCATACACCATCATCGTGAGAGATCGTTGTACTTCTGACATACGTCACTCACTTCCTTTCTTCTCTTCGGTTCCGTAGTATCCATATGGATCACCTACATCGAACATTTCACTGATTGCTTGTTCGGCGGCGCTTCCGTCGTCCAACAAAGGGCATACAGTGAAAAACTGGCATTTCCATTTACAGTCGCGACTTGGTCTTGGATAGGCAACAAATCTATGATCTGCTCCTTTATCTAAACTATCGCGAACTCCAATTAAATCTGTTAAAACTCCATGAATACGCTGCCAAAATGAGCGCAAGGCAAACACGTTATGTCTTACCTCTATTTGATCGTAAAAAGGTGGACGTGCATTTGCTGATCTCTTTACCTTTTTAAGCATGGTAAAGATTCCACCCTCTGTTCGTTCACCGTCTTTATTTTGTGCAGTTTCCAACATCATGTAGGTAAGAATTTGTTCATTCATGTGTGCCATCGCACCAAAGTCAGTAAATGATCCGCCAACAGTCTTAAAGTCACGAAACATGCGAACGCCATCTGCCTTGCGACGAACGCGCATGTCAATTTTACCTTGTAGCTCAACGCGACCTTCAAGCAA